GGAAGCCCGCGCAGCCACTTCCTCTTTTTTTTGGGACCCAAACCAATTCGGAAAACGGCCCAGATCAATCCTGTACCCCGAATAGCTCAGGACTAGAGCCTGAAGAACTAGCCTGGTTCAGGCAGAAAGGCCCCGACAATGAGTGAAACGCAGCCAGAACTCTCTGGCTTAGAGCTATTGCCCCAGGATGCAACCAGGATGGAGAAGGCCGCAGCAAAACAGCTTGAATCGCTGCGAGGTGAGGGCCTTCTAAATGCATCCCATGGAATGCTCGAACAGCTGATAATGGACCTGGCACGCGCTGTCGGTCATTCCGCAGCTGCGGGCCGTGGCTCAGCTCTGGCCATGGCATCCAAGGAATTGCGCGAAGCCATGTTTCTTCTGCCCGTGCAGGCTGGTCCCGCTGACCCCTGGACCGCCTTCCAGGATGACCTGGCGAAGGCGGGCGCTTCTGGCAATGTTTCACGTGAAACATTCCGCTAATGGTTGCTGTTCTTGACCTGGAACTGACCAGGGGTGGGCAGGAAGTCCCCCATCTTTCCCCCGCTGATCGTGCGCTATGGGATGCCATGGGGGACGCTACTCCGAGCTTCACTAGTTGGCCCAGGGCTGGTGCGTGTCATGACCTGGCCACAGCGCGCGTCGTTGCCGTGGCCCTGGGAACCCCCCTCACCCCCTGGCAAGAGTGGACGGTAAGAGTCTCCACTGAGTGGATGCCTGGCCCCGTATTCATTGCCTATCGTTTCAAGTTGGTGCTTTTGACTGTCCCCAGGCAGTCAGGCAAAACAACCACAGTGAGAACTGTCCTAACTGATCGCGCGCTACGCATGCCCAATAGACGCGAGTTCTACACAGCGCAAACAGGTAAGGATGCCACTGCCCGCTGGAAGGACCTGGTAGACCAAATTAGCGCGGGGCCTATGCGTGGCCACGTAATCCTTAGACGCGCTATCGGCTCCCAGTCCCTAACTTTCCCTAACGGCGCGACACTCTCACCCTTTGCCCCCACCCCTAAATCTCTGCATGGTTATACGCCTCACGATGTCGTGGTGGACGAGATATTCGCCCTGGACGATGCCAGCGGAAACGATCTAATGGGCGCTATCGGGCCTGCCCAGGTAACCCTCCCAGATCGTCAGCTGTGGCTCATTTCCACCATGGGTACTAAAGACTCCACCTTCCTTCATGGTTGGGTTGATCGTGGGCTTGAGATAACCACTGACCCCGACTCTTCTATGTGTTACCTGGAATGGTCAATGAAGCCAGGCGCTGACCCTTATGACCCCGAGTCGTGGAAGTTTCACCCCGCCCTGGGGCACACCATCACCCTGGAATCTCTCGCGGACTTGGCCGGGCAGCACTCTTTTGGTGAGTGGATGCGTGCCTTCATGAACCGTAGAACCCAGACCACTGATGCCGTGATCGAAGCGGGCCTATTCGCTGATCTGAATGACCCCGAGCAAACTCCCCCACGAAACACCGGGGACATGGTCCTGTCGTATGAGGTATCAATGGACCGTTCCAGGTCTGCAATCGTCGCGGCCTGGGTAGACCCTGTGACAGACAAGCCCGCTTTGCGCGTTCTGCGCGTGGGGGCGGGGTGGACCTGGCTAGCGCCCGCAGTCGTCGCTATCTCTAAGGACCTCCACCCCCGAGCTATCGGCGCGGACGATGGGGGGCCGACCAGGGACGCAACGGAAGAAATCCGCATGCTGCAACAGTCGATTGAACTAGAACTTCTGCAAGCTCGCGACTTCGCCACAGCATGCGACGGTTTCAAGGCGCGCGCCCTGGTCGGTGCCTTCACCTGGTACGAAGAACCACGCCAGGGCCAGGCGGACGATGAAGCCCAGACCTTCCTGGCTGAAGCTGTGGCCGTGGCTAAAACCAGGACCATGGGCCAGGGCTGGGCCTGGGACAGGATGAAGTCCCGTGGCCCCATCCCCGAGCTAGTGGCCGCGACTGTTGCCCTGCGCTTATTGGAACGTGGCCCAGTGCAACAGCCCGCCCCTAAGTTCCGAGAGGCCCAGGAATGACTATTCGCGTAGACGCCAGCTATGAGACATTCCTGCCTGTGTGTAGCCTCTGCCCAGGCTGGGGCCAGCCCCCGAGCCTCAGTAAGGGGTCTGCCTGGTCTGCCGGTGTAGATCACCAGCGTAGGGTTCACGGGGTGGAGGACCCCAAGGGGACCGCTAACGCTGAACGTCAGGCCTCTAGGCATGCTTGACACGCCACAGAATCGACCAGTGGTCAAAATCTGTCATAGCGCCCCCTTAGGCTTTACGTGTGCCCCTACTAGACCTGTTCAGACGCCCTAGCCCCATGCTAGAGGCCGCGTCTTACTCCTCCCCTTGGGCATCCAGTGATGTCCTGGCCCAGGTAACCCTGGCCCACCTGTATGAGGGGGCCAGCGACATCATTCCTGTAAGCAGAACCACTGCCATGGGAATAGCGCCCCTGGCGAAGATACGTAACCTGGCCTGCGGGACTATCTCCCGGTTCCCCCTGGTGGCGTATGCGGGGGATGTTGCCCAGGCTAATCAGCCCCGCATTGTCTCCCAGCCCGAGGACGGTCGGCCTTCTGTCAGTACCTGGTCCTGGGTCGTGGATGCTCTGCTCTGGTATGGCCGCGCCTGGTTCATCGTCGTGGAGCGTGGCGCGGATATGCGTGCCACTGTCGTGGAGTGGGTCCCCGAGTGGCGCGCCACGGTGAACGCTTCGGGTTCCCTGGTCCAGGGCAATGACCGCCCCGTGAGAAATGCCGCTGATGTCGTCCGTATCGATGGACCCCATGAGGGGCTGCTGAACTTTGCTCAGCGGGGTATCCGTGAGGCTGTCGACATCGATAACGCCGCAGCAAACGCCGCGCTGAACCCTGTCCCCGCTATCGAACTCCACCAGACTGGTGGTCCTGAAATGGAGGACGCGCAGATAGATGCGTTGACCGCCCGCTGGACTCGATCGCGCAGGAAAAAGGGCGGGGGTGTGGCCTATACGAACCCGAGCATTGAAACGAAGGTGCATGGCCAACAGCCTGAACAACTCTTGATCGCTGGGCGCAACATGGCCGCGCTGAACGTTGTGCGCTCTGCCGGGTTCCCAGCATGGGCCGCTGACGTGGATACAAACGGTTCCAGCCTTACCTACTCGAACGCCCCTAGTCGCTCGCGTGAGTTGATCGACTACGCCCTAGCCCCCTATATGGCGGCAATAGAAGGCCGCTGGTCTATGGACGATCTGACTGTCCGTGGGACCTCTGTACGATTCGACACAAGCGCCCTTCTGCGTGCTGACTTTGCTGCCCAGGTCGAAACCGCAGTGAAGGCCGTAGACGCGAAACTGTTCACTAAAGAAGAGATGCGCTCATTCATCGAGACTGGTTCGTTCCGTAAAGGGGAAATTGGATAATGACTAAAGACAATGTTTCACGTGAAACATTCCCGCTAACTGCCTCTTCTGAATCTGACCTGGTGGCCGCTGGTGGCGTGGTCACTATGACCGCATCCACCAGCGTTGATATCGAACGCCGTCTAATCACTGGTGAAATCGTCGACTATGGAGTCAAAGGGCATACCAGCATGGGTCCCACGATCTTCCTGGGTGGCTCGCTCAAGTTGCCTTCTGTGTTGTCTCGCGTGAAGCTCATCATTGAGCACGTGAAGAACAACGCCGCTGTTGGGTATCTTCAAAGTATCGACATCCAGTCAAAGCTGGCCACCTTCAAAGTTCCCCCAGGCGCAGAAGGTGACGAAGCTTTAGAGAAGGCCGCTAACGGTCTGCGCGACGGTCTATCCGTGGGCGTGGAAGTTACTGCCCACAGTTTTGACTCCCAGGGAAACCTGGTTGTCAAGTCCGCACGACTCTATGAAGTGAGTTTGTGCACTATCCCCGCCTATGAAAACAGCCGAGTGTTGGAAGTCATAGCCACCCATGAAACAGAGGAAATCAAGATGAACCCTGAACAACTGGCTGCGGCTCTCGCTGCGGGCACTATCCAGCAAACTGCGCACGATGAGCAGCTGGCTGCGTGGAATGCTGCCCACCCCGTAGAGGTCGCTGCTTCTAGTAACCCCGTTGCCCCCGTTGCCCCCGTTGCCCCTATCTTGGTGCAAGCTCAGGCCGCGCCCATCGTTCCTCCTGGTGCTGCTGCTAGCAGTTCTGGTCCTGCCTCTTTCGATGTCCGCGCAGCCAGTACTTTCGTTGCTGACTATCTGCGGGCGGGAAACCCCGCTGGTGGCCTGACCGCAGCCCTGGCTGACATCACGGTCGACTCTGACTTGGGGGAATCGCTGCGCCCCAAGTGGATTGACGAAGTCTGGACCGCTGACAAGTCAGAACGCCCCCTCATCGATATCGCCACCTCTGGCGGTGACATCGACGGCCTTTCAGTGGCTGGCTGGAAACACGTGGGTGAACCAGAAGTTGTCGAATACGACGGCCTCAAGACAGACATCCACTCCAACGAGTGGTCAACTATCGGGGTAACCGCTGACGCGCAGCCTTTTGCTGGTGGATGGGACATCGAACGCCGATTCATTGACCTGGGGTCCCCCCAGTTCATCAACAACGCCTTCAAGCGCGCGGTGAAGTCTTACAAGCGCAACACCGAGAATTACGTTCGGACGAAGCTGCTGGCTGCGGCCACTACCCTCCCAGGTGGCACTACCCTCCCGAGCCTGACGGCTGTTCTGACCCAGCTCGGCGTATCCGCTGTCGCTATCGGCTCGGAAATCTCTTTCGTCCAGATGGGGGCCACGGCGTGGGCTGAGTTCGTCGCTATGGACGAAGCAGACGTCCCATGGTGGCTGAAGAACCAGGGGGAGATCAACCTGGGGACCACTGGTGGCACTGCGGGGAACATCAAGTTCTCTGTGGGTTCTGGACTCGCTGCGCGTGCTGTCCTCTCGGGTGATGGCCAGGCCTACACCTGGTACGAAAAGGAACCACCTATCCAGGTCCAGGCTGAGAACATCCCCAAGGGTGGCGTGGATATCGGCGTATTCGGATATGGGGCGCTCATCGTCAACGATGCCCGCGCGCTGTTCAAAACTGCTATCGCCGCGCCCGCAGCGTAGCTAGGAAGGCCGCTAACATGCCCGCAGGAATAACCGCGTCTGAGGTCTACACCTGGACGAAGGTAACGCCCCCAGGGATCGCTGATCCCACCATGACGATGGTCGTGGAGACAGTCAATTCCTACGTGTCGCGGTTACCTGTTTTGGTCGACCTGGGACTGTCCGCAGACGCGGCCTGGCCCCATGATGTCAAGATGGGCGCGGTCATGTTAGCGGCCCGCTATCACCGCAGGCGCAACAGCGCTAGCGGCGTAGAGGCTATTACCGAATCCGGGGCGCAGTACGTGTCTAGATATGACTCTGATATCTCCCGCTTGCTGCGCCTGGACCAGTTCCAGTCTCCTCGGATTGGCTAACCCCGTGGTTGACATCAAGGTAGGTGCTGCGGCCCAGATCGTGGCTGACCAGCTGACCGCTGGGGGCCTTTCCACTGTCGTGGATGCTCGGGACCTTCAGCTGCCAGGGGCCTGGCTGACCGTCAATGCGTTGTCTTTTGACCGTCTGGATTCAAGCGCCTATGAAGTCACCTGGGATCTGTTTTTAGTGGTCCCAGACGTTGCCGCGCCAGACGCTTTAGACCAGCTGGGCGTTCTGCTTTCCCAGGCCCGTGCTGCGGGGCTAGACACAGGCTCAGCCACTGCCATAACGATGACCCTCCTGAACCA